TATTATTTTCAAGGCTAACGTTTTCAGTCACAAGCGGGGATGGGCGACTGGTCCACTTCTCACTGATGCTAAAGGTAAAGCCATCACTGACCCTCGTAAGGCATCGAGGGATTATCCAGGTCTCAACTACGAAAAGTACTGTTCATCCTTCTGTGTCAAGGATCGTGGGATCAAAGTCGGTAAGACTCACCCCAAGGTCCGCAAGAATACTATCTAGATCTGGTGTATCTTCTACGTCAAAGGTAATATCAAAGGTGTCGAGTACCTGGAACACAGATTCCTCGTTTAAAGTGACCGAGTTCGCAACCGCCGTATAATTGTTTCGTATCGTGACGATAATGTTAAACTGGGATACATCGAAAACTTTCCTACACGTTGGGCACGTATTCTTACCTTGATTCTTCCATTCCTGTAGACAGTGGGAATGAAACATATGTCCACATCGAAGTGCGGGATTTGTCCTCGTACACTTGGCTTCATTTAGACATATGGCACATGTCGACATTCTACAAGAAGGTTTTAAGTTTTTTTCATGGATTTTTCTCACCTAGTAAATATCGGGAACCTTGAGAAGAGGGTTGTCACAGGTGTTGCAGTTACCCTTACCTTGCTCCTTCTCTTGGATCTTAGTGAAGAGCTGGGGACCCTGCTTCTGGAGAAGCTGACGGTACGAATAGTTATCCTCGAAAGAGATGCCATTCTGCTTCATGACATAGTTGTTAAAGAGCTGGGCTGAGGTGTTTACGGTAAAGCACCTCCCATCGGCCATACCAAGTCGCTGGGACATTTTGTTACTATAACATTAGAATTTAATTTGCCTGTTCGTGATGGTTTTCATCCAAGATTGAAAACCTTTACCCTTGAGAAGTTTGACAAAGGGGTCACACTTGTATCCCAAAAATGTATCGAACACATCAGTGTCCTCTGTCGGAGACACACGAATTTCAGGGTTCTCGTTGATGTGTTGGTTAATGATGTTGTAGGCAAAGGCAATCTCCTTGAGGGTCTCGGCTCCGGTGATGATGATTTTTCCTGTGGAGAAGATGCTGCAGGTAATCTCTTTCATATCTTCGGAGGGCTTGAACTTGATTTTCACTGCGGAGTATCGGTCTGGTTCGAAAGACACTTTGAAAATGTCGTTGTACTGCTCGAACCAATCGGCGACCTTCATGAGGTTGATGTTGTAGTTGAGGCTGAAGTTGGAGTTGATCATGACCACACGGAACGAATCGATGGGAACGTTCACCTTCAAACCCAAAAAGGTTTTGAAAATGTGGACCAACTGCGTGATGATGCGTTTACAGTCGAAGAGGTCACAGCACCCGGCGACTTGAATGCTTCCGTTGGGAAACACCTTCACGGATTTGGTGCTGTAGGTGTCGTTGTAGGTGAGCGTGACCTGGTTGTAAAAGGTCGTAGGCTTGAGTTTCCATTCGAAACCATCGGTTTGCGTACCGGAACGACGCATTTTATACGAACCGATTTGCTCGAACAAAGCTCGAAGTCGCTTTATATCAATGTCTTGGATAAAGCTCGAAACCATGGTGATGGTCGTAATTTTGACCCACGAAGGTCGGGTCTCATCGGGAAGAGCCTTTCGTATCTCATCGAGAGTCAAGAGATACGAAAAGCTATTGTTAGCAATCACAGAATACATTTTTGAACATAAAAAGTATTTTAAAGAAGCTCGACTTAGGTGTCCGTTTAAGGAATTTCGTATTCCACAACAGCTGGGGTTGGTGTGTTTTCGCTCGCACCCTTCGAGGTCGTCAATACTTCTTTACCGTTTTCCTTAATCGTCCATCCCGGGACGTACTTAGGCCTGAAATAATCAATTTTGAACTTCTTGACCTTGGTGGAAGTGGTCACAGTAAACACCTTTGTACCAACCTCACCCTGACCCGCTTTCCATGCGGACCACGATAAGTCTGCGTATTCTCCATCCGCGGGTTCGGGATCATTCATACCGTAGTTATCACCTTCACATTCATAACCGTTCGCCTTACTGTTGCACTTAGCGTGTTCGGGTTCTTCGTGAATGGTGAGCTGTTCTTGTGTAACTCGAACACCATCAGCTTCTATATCGGTGATGTGAATGTTAAAATCGTTGGTGTGTGCAGATTGTTCTGCAACGATGAAATCGTAAACGTACTCGGTGGGCTGGGTAGGGGAGGAGGTCGTGGGTTCTTCCGGGGTTTCGCTCCCACCCATAGCACTGGCTAATAGACTGGAGGAAATGCAACACACACTGAGAAGACCGACACCCGCTAACATCTTAATTGGGTCAGACGACATTCTCTTTATAATACTTAGAGATAAAAGTTTAGATAAAGATAATGACATCGTTCATAAAGTCTGCCAAGCATGTCATAGATGTTGAATCTGATCTTTCATACGTTGAGATAGTCTACGACAGATACTTTCGTGGTAAGGGGTACTCCACCTTTACGGATTACATAAACACCGAACCCCTCGCGGACTGGGTATCTCTAGATTCGGCCACCAATTCTATCCCGTACGACAAGTTTCTCGACACCATGGTCAAGAGTACGTTCGAGGTCCAACAGCGCATGGCGGAGCTTCTACTCGAGAGGATACTCAGTCTTAAGCAAAGTAACCGTGTTTACGTTCGCATCGTACACGGCATAAAAATTCTCGACCCAACATTCCAACCACCTCGAGTAAATATGGAGAGTGCTTGGCAGATGGACTTTATTCGAAAGTTCTGCAAAAAGGTTGTACCGAATATCATTCAGGAATGTACACAGGTATCCCGACTCAGGTACTTCTCTAACGTCTTAAAATTAATAGAACTAGGACAATAATAAGAGCGATGAGTATCCAACGCCAAGGGATCTTCCGGTTGGAAACCCCAATCTTTACCTTATTCTTAGGCTTTCCACACGAGAGACCGTAATCAATGTTGCGGCGTGGGTGGATCGTCTTATCTAACTTACACGGAGTCCTCTCATCCTCACAAAGAGCTAAATCACAGAATACACTTTTCGTGGGTTCGGGAATACCCTTGCTCGGAGGAATTTCCTGAAAATCCTGAAAATCACCCGTCTGTCTCACACCTCCTGGAAGGGAAAAATCGTGTAGGACAAAGGGGTTGATGTCATCAATAGCAGCCGCATCATTGAGCATAAACGTACTCATCTTGATATTACTTCAGATTATATTTTTTATCAGCCATCTTAGACCTATGTTCCTCCCACATCTTGTCCAGATCGACGTTTAGCATGTGCGCGAGCTGAAAGAGATAACTGAATACATCACCCATTTCCATCATGACGTCTGTACCTCTCTCCTTTTTCAGATTCGTCTTCTTATAGGTTTTCTTGTACTGCCGGATGGCCGACGCGAGCTCTCCAACCTCTTCGGTCAGGAGAAGCCACACGGTATCTATGGCTGCACGATCCCATCCCTTCAACTTACATACTCGTTCTGTCTCAGCCTTGTAATAGTTTAAACTCATACTTATTGAGTAAACGTATTCAAACTTTAATAGTCTTAATTCAGGCCAATCTTATCATTGTACTCGATCTTGTTTCCAGTGGTACTGGTGTTTATAGGCCTATCCATAGGAGTGCTGATGGTATCGATATCCTTGGCGTAGGCGATATATTGAGACACACCAGTCTGTATCTGGGTAAGGGCGGTCTCGATGACTCGGGTGTTCATAGCCTTTACCTGTTCGTTCACGTTGGTGTGATGATCGCCGGAGTTGTTGATGAACACGACACGCATGATACCGTAGAGGTCATCGGGGTTTTGATAATCGATGGCGATGCCAGTCTTATTCTTGAAGGCCTGGCGAATACCCCTCTGAAGAAGATTCTTGTTGAACTCGGAAAAAAACAGAGTGTTCAGTGGAGTCTCACACTGCTTGAGGGAATTGAGGTGGAGGTTATCACACATTTAATATAGTCGCCGAAAAAAATTGTGTGTAGATATTAAATGTTAAACATGGCTGACTTCAACGAGGCCTATGATACGAAGATCAAGAATGTCGAGCCGATCCCATGCGAGGCCCCAGAATGCTTCGTCGGTTCTTACCCCCCTGTGGCCAAGCCCGGGAAGGAGGGTCCCTTTTTCGTCAACACGCATCTCATGCACCCCACACGGAAGTTTGAGACCGTTGGAACTGTTTCTGTGCGAAGCAAGGATCTCAAGTGTGACAAGTAAGTTAAAAATAAAATTTGAATAAATGGTATATGAGGGTTGTTAAACGCTCAGGTCGTGTTGAGGATATGCGCTTCGATAACGTCACCAACAGGATCAAGAATTTAACGTATGGACTTTCCGAAAATTGTGATTCTTCCAAGGTTGCTCAACAGGTTTTTTCTTCGATGTACGATAACATCACCACTCAAGAGATTGACATTTTGTCGGCAGAGATTTGTATCGGTATGATTACTTCAGACCCCGATTACGAGATTCTCGCTACTCGAATTGTGGCGAGTAACATTCATAAGATTTGCCCGAACAACTTTCACTTAGCTATGCGAAAGCTTCAAAAGGCTAATGTCATCACCGATGAAGTGGTCGAAGTTGCGCAGCAGGTCAAGGATCACATCAAGACGGACCGCGATTTTGATTTTGGATATTTCGGTCTTAAAACCCTAGAGAAAAGTTACCTTCAACGGGTAAACGGAAAGCTCATCGAAACACCTCAGTACATGTTTATGCGCGTCGCCATAGGCATTCATGGTAAGGACGTCCCAGCCGTTCTCGAAACCTACGACAAAATGTCCCAAGGCTATTTCATTCACGCGACACCGACCCTATTTAATGCGGGTACCCCAAGACCCCAAATGTCGTCGTGCTTCCTAATTGCAAACAAAGCTGATAGTATCGATGGCATTTACGGAACTTTGACGGAGTGTGCCCAAATTAGTAAGTGGGCCGGTGGGATTGGGATGCACATCCACGATATCCGTGCGAATAAGTCTCACATTAGAGGGACAAACGGTCAATCGGATGGTATCATCCCAATGCTGAGGGTCTTCAACGCGACGGCTCGATACGTGAACCAGGCTGGTCGACGTAAGGGGTCAATCGCGGTCTACCTCGAGCCATGGCACGCAGATATCATGGACTTTTTGGAGTTGCGTCTCAACCAAGGCGATGAGGAAGCACGCTGTAGGGATCTTTTCTCGGCGATGTGGATTCCCGACCTGTTCATGAAGCGTGTGGAAGAGGGTGGGAACTGGTCCCTGTTTTGTCCGGACAAGGCAAAGGGTCTCTCCGACGTCTATGGGAAGGAATTTGAAGAGTTGTATACCAAGTACGAAGAGGAGGGTCTCGCCAACGCGACCGTTCCGGCGACTGACGTTTGGAAGGCTATCCTGAAGTCTCAAACTGAGACTGGAACTCCATACATGCTGTATAAGGATGCGTGTAACGAGAAGAGTAACCAAAAGAATTTGGGTGTGATTAAGAGTTCAAACTTGTGTACGGAGATTTTGGAGTACACCGACAAGGACGAGACATCTGTGTGTAACCTGGCGTCCATCGCTCTTCCCAAGTATGTGAATAGGGAGACAAAGACTTTTGATTTCGAGAAGCTTCATGAAGTCACTAAGACCGTGACAAAGAACCTCAACCGCGTCATCGATCGCAACTTCTACCCTGTAGAGACTGCACGTCGTTCCAATATGAAGCATCGCCCCATTGGCCTCGGTGTCCAGGGACTCGCGGACGTGTTTATTCTTTGTGGTCTCCCCTTTGATTGTGAGGATTCGCGTACGCTCAACGCACACATCTTTGAGACGATGTACCACGCAGCTCTCGAGGCGTCGTCCGAGCTCGCTGAAGTTGATGGTTCGTATGAGAGTTTCGAGGGTTCTCCAGCCTCTCAAGGTATTCTTCAGCCGGACATGTGGGAAGGAGTCGCGAAGTTTAGTGGACGATACGACTGGGATGCCATGCGCGAGCGCGTAAAGACGAAGACCCTTCGTAACTCTCTACTGATGGCGCCCATGCCGACGGCTTCTACGGCGCAGATTCTAGGTAATAACGAGTGCTTCGAACCCTACACGACCAACATTTACCTGAGGCGTACACTCGCAGGTGAATTTGTCGTGGTCAATAAGCACCTCGTC